ACCAGCGTTCATGGTAGTAATATTGATTGTGTTTCGATTGTGGTTCCAATCGCCGCAGAAAATAGCGGTATCACAATTTTCTTTCTTGGCAGTTTCTATAAACCAGTCTACAAATTCTTCACAATCATCGTTATGAATTTTTGAGTTTGATTTTAGTCCAAAGTGAATGTCAGTAAATGCTGCTATCTTTTTAAAGAGTCCCATATACTGACATTAACATCTTTGTATACAAAAATCAATCTTTCTTCTCTTTATATCTTTCCGTTGCCTGTTGCCACTCATGATTGCTTTGACGAGTATAACTAGGATTAAAGTTGTTCATCTCAAGAATGTCATCTCTGATGTTCTGATTCTTCTTTTCTATATTAATAACTCGAACAAAACTATTAGTAACGGCGGCAGTAAAATAAGCAAAAGGATTGTTTGATTTCGACTCATCGAATTGTAAACCTATCTGTGTAAGTTGTAGAATTGCTTGACCACGCATTTCATCGTTGTATGTATAACCACGAACGTTACTACGAGTAGCATATCTTTCACATAATTTCATAAACATTTTTGCTAATTTATTTGTGAAATTTCCGTGTTCTTTTGAGAAGTATCCGTTCTCCATACCGCCGATCCAGTGACTTTTCCCTACACAAACTAGATTACCGTTATCGTCAAATTTCCAATGCTGAAATGGTGGAAAATTAACTTTCTCGTGAGCATCTGCTCTTGTTTTAGTTTTCTTTTTTCTACCTGGTGCTAGAGGTACATGATCAAATGTCATTATGCGAAATACTAAGTCAGTTTTATCTATTTTTCTATAATCTATCTCGCAATCGCCTAGTTTTACTTTCTTATCCCCTGATAATTTACGTTTTTCAAACTCTTTAGCAGTCATCTTTTTAGCTTTATTTTTCTTAGCTTCTGCTATTGTACGTATGTTTATCTTTTCTAAAGTAGGTAGTATTAAATCATATTCACTAAAACTAGGGTCTACATAGCTACAATATGTTATTTTACTTTTATGTATTTCTTCTAACAAATCTTTATTGTTTAAGTAATTTACTTTTGCCATACGGGATCTCCAGACTTAGTATAATATAAGCACTTAATTATTGCAATAAATATTTAAGGAGATTTTTATGCCTGAAGTAACTGGTACACCTACAGCAACATTTATTAATAATAACGGGGTTACAGAAACTGCCTTAGTAAGAAACCCGCAAATTCAAGCAACGGGTGATGCTATTAATGGTATTGGAAACGGAAACGTTTATGGTACAGACCCAAATGCTTTAGCAAGTCAGTGGAGATCTAACGGAATTCCACCAGGTGCTGAAGCAAGTTATGATTTTGTTACAGTTTCTGCTCAGTTTTCAGAGCCTGCTCCTAGCAAAGATTGGAGAGTTAGATTATCCTGTGATTTCATTTATAACGGAAATCAAGTATTAGCACCTCTTGCTAATACAGCAGGAATGATATTCCCATATTTGCCTCAAATTACAATGAGTCATTCAGCGAATTATTCACAAATGGATATTACCCACAACAATTATCCTTTCTTCGCTTATAAAAATAGTCAAGTTGATGAGATTAATATTACTGGAAAATTTACAGTACAAAATAAAGCAGAAGCAGATTATTGGTTAGCGGCAGTACACTTTTTAAGAACAGTAACAAAAATGTTTTTTGGACAGGGAGAATATTTAGGTAATCCGCCACCGATCTGCGTACTTAACGGATATGGTGACTTTGTTTATAAAGATGTATCTTGTATAGTTAAAAATTTTACTGTAACTATGCCAAATGATGTAGATTACATTGAAGCTAATGCCGGAGGCGGCGATACTGCCGGAACAAATGTAAGTTATGTTCCAGTATCATCGGAAATATCAGTTACAGTACAGCCTGTTTATAGCAGAGAAAAAATTAAGAGTTTTAACCTTATGGAATTTGCTCAAGGTAATTTAGTTTTAGGTTCAGATGGAAAAGGATTTATCTAATGGCAAAATATACTGCTTCTAGTCCGTGGTATGATACTTCACAAAGTAAATTATATCTAGATATTTGGAAGCCTAGAGCAATTCCTGCTGACTCAGATGATTACGATTATCTTATACAACCTCAGTACAATTATCGTCCAGATCTTTTAGCATACGATTTGTACGGAAATCCAAAGTTGTGGTGGGTGTTTGCTCAACGAAATGTAGATATACTTTTTGATCCAATATATGATTTTAAAGCAGGAACGATTATTAAATTACCTAAAAAAACATATTTGTTAAAAGCCTTAGGAATATAACATGGCAGATAGTTTAACAACATCGTCGTCAAATATTACCGGATCTTCTAATGTTAGTTCTGCCGCCGCTACACTTCCTGGATTAGATTTAAGACAGACAACATCAAATGGAGTTAATCCTCTAGATAAATTTCAAACATTTAATTCTCTTTTTACATTAGCTGCTATTACGAAAGAGCAGCAAAATATGGGTAAAATTGAAAAAGGAAAATTAGATTATGTAATATGTAGATCTCAAGGTGATTGGGGTAATTCTAAACATGTTGGAACAGACTTTGGTAGTTTTGATTATTTTATTGATGATTTAATTATAACATCTATTCCAGCTCCTCATCCTATAATAGGTCTTACTACTGCTACTAAAATTACTTTTAAAGTAACAGAACCTTATAGTATGGGATTGTTTATGCTAACCTTACAACAAGGAGCATATCAAGCAGGATACAAACTAAATTTTAAAGAAGCAGCATATGTTTTAATGATTGAATTTAAGGGATATGTAGATGGTAACCCATCGGCAGGTGAACCAGATGCAGATTTAACTCGATACATTCCTATAAAAATACAAAATATTACTTTTAAAGTTACAGCTTCTGGTACAGTTTATGAAGTTTCAGCTATTCCATATAATGAAATTGCCTTAAGAGATCATGTTTCTAAAACAGTTACTGATGTTAGATTAAGTGGTAATACTGTAAAAGATCTTTTAGTAGATGGCGACGAAAGTTTATTAGCACAACTTCAAACAAAGTATACTCATAATCAACAAGACGGTATTATTAATAGAGGAAACGCAGATAATTATACCATTTATTTTCCTAGAGATTTTACCGAATTAACCGGATCACAAAATATTATATCAAATTCTAAAGTAGATTACAGTTTTAACAACAATGGTGTACAACCCTTCCAAGATCTAGATAAAGATTCTGTCCATGATAAAAAAGGAGATATCTACAAAAAAGGTATTTTTAAAATGGAAAATAATAGGGTTTGGCATTTTGTACAGGAATGTACAATTCCAGACATTATTACAGAAGTTGTTATTCGTAGTGATTATATTACAAATCAACTAGTTGGTGAAAAATTTACTACAGACTCAATGGGAATGATTAATTGGTTTAGAATAGAAACCAGAATAGAAGATTGGGCAGACAATCCTGCTTTAGGTAGACAAGAAAGAAGTATAGTTTATAGAGTACTTCCTTATAAAGTACATATTAGTAGATTTTTACCACCAGGTCAAAAGCCACCTGGGTATGAAACTTTAAGAAAATCAGTTCATCGAACATACAATTACATATACACAGGACAAAATACAGAAATTCTAGATTTAAAATTAGAATTTGATTTGGCATATTTTACACCAGTACCTTTTGATGGATCTGAAAGAGTCGGACAAAATAATAAAGGAACATCCGGTATGTTTGCTGGTGGTAAAGAAAGACAATTTGTTTTTCCCGAAACAGGACAATCAGCTGGTAATCCCGGATCAGGAGGAGATTTTAGTTATCAATCTCCTAGTCCAATAGTTCAGATGCAGAATTCAACATCGTCGTCGAATGAATCTCTAATATCAGTAATAGGACAAGGAGCTACTAGTACTTCTAAATCTACACTTAATCTTAATGATATTAAATCTTCAAGACCAGAGATACAATCAACATCACATCCTGTAGCAAATAGAGATTTTTTTGCGAAAGCCCCAGGCGGCGCAGGAGCAGATAATGCTGCAACTTCACAAGTAAGATCGTTACAACATATGTTAACTAATCCTGGAGATATGATTAATTTAGATATGGAAATTATGGGAGATCCTTATTACCTTCCAACAAGTGGAATGGGAAGTTTAGTAAGAAAGCCAATATCAAATAATCTTTTAGAAGATGGATCTATGAACTATCAATCAGGTGAAGTTGATATTATTGTTAATTTTAGAACTCCAATAGATTTAGATCCATCAACAGGACTTTATCGTTTTGAAAAAGGTATTGATATGTGGAGTGGGTTATACATGGTTAGAGAAGTTGAATCTAAATTCAACGGCGGAAAATTTACTCAAAACATTAAAGGAATACGTAGAAGAGCACAGTACGGAGATTCTTTAGGTTCAGAACAAAATAAATCAATATTCCTTAAAGAAACAGCACCAAAGCAAGAAGACCCTAATGCATCCGACGGTGGAGGATATGGAAGCGGCGGCGCTGGTGCAGGTTCGTCATCCGGTGGAGGAGGTTATGGCGGCGGTAGTGGAGGTGAAACGGCTCCAACCTTTACTGAACCAGCAACAAATTATGGTTCTGGTGCTAATCAAGCTGGAATTCCACAAACGCCATCTTCGGATATTATGTTTAGAAGTTTTTAATAATTAAACAGTCATAAAGGTAAAAAATGTCAGTTGATAAAAGAACACCGCAAGTTTTAAATTATTCTAAACTACCAAACCCTGGTCCTTTTCTTGCCAGGATTGTTAATAATGCTGATCCAATGAAACAAGGATCATTAGAAGTTGAATTGTTAAGACCTGTAGGAAATCAAACAGACGCTAGTCAACAACTTTTTACAGTTAGATATCTTAGTCCTTTTTATGGTGTTACTAGTATTGATCACACTGGTGCTAATACTAGTGATTTTAATGATACACAAAAAAGTTATGGTTTCTGGGCAGTTCCACCAGATATAGGTGTTACTGTTATGGTTATATTTGTGGAAGCAGATCCCGGTCAAGGATTTTGGTTTGGTTGTGTACAAGACACATACATGAATCATATGATTCCAGGAATTGCCGGCAGTACAGCAACTGAAGCAAATTCGAGACATAGTACAGATACTGCTTGGGAAAAAACATCTGAAACAAAAACATTATTTGGTGACACATATTTGCCAGTAGGCGAAATTAATAGAAAACAATTTAAACTTAAAGATAACGCACCTAATCCTAATCCAGATGTTGATTCAAACAAAAAACCAGTCCATCCTATAGCAGAATGGTTAAGAGAACAAGGTACAATTCATGATCCTGTAAGAGGTGTTTACACAAGTTCAGCAAGACGTGAAAGTCCTAGCAATGTGTATGGATGGAGTACTCCAGGACCCAGAGATAAACGTCAGGGTGCTAAAAGAGGTAAGATAGGACGTAGAGAAAGTAAAATTGACACATTTGTTAGTCGTATGGGCGGACATTGTATTGTTATGGATGACGGTGACGAACGTTTCTTAAGAAAAACAAGACCTTGGGAAGGTCCACCGGATTATGCTGATGTTGAAGCAGGTGAGACAGGATTAGTTGATTGGCCAAGAGACGAAGCATTTAGAATTAGAACACGTAAAGGTGCTCAAATACTTTTACACAATTCGGAAGATCTTATCTTTATTACTAATTCAAGAGGTACTGCCTGGATGGAATTTACTTCTAGAGGAGCAATTAATTTTCATGCTCAAGAAGGTGTACATATGGGTACTGACGGAGATTTAAGTTTTTCAGCAGGTAGAGATGTTATTCACAGTGCCGCAAGAGACACAGTTTCATATGCCGCCGCCACACATTCTGTAGAAGCAGGTAATCGAGTGTCGTTGAATAGTCAATTTGATATTCATATGGACGCAAAAAGTGGATCTCTAGCAGGAAATGCCGCACAATTAGTGGCGTTTAAAGGTGATACTGGACTTGATATGCAGGCACAAAATGTTAGCATAAACGGTTCTAGTTATGAATGGAATATTGGTGGTAATTTCATGTTAACCTGTACAGGTAATTTTGAAGTTAGATCTGCCAATACGTTAATAACATCGGATAACGAAACACATTTAGTATCAGGTGCTGGATTATTAATGTTACAAAGAACATTAGATTGTTATTCAGGATCTGAAATGTTGTTTAAAGCAGACGGCGGTATGGCATTACAAGCAGGTGATGCTATGATTTTACAAAGCGGAAGTTTAATGAGTATTGCCTCTGGCAGCTCTGTAGCATTATCAGCTACAGGATCAATGAATATACGAAGCGGTGCTGGCACAAATGTTAATGCTGTTGGGGGTATAGGATTAGGAGCCGGCGAACAAATTATTTTAAAAGGAAGTCAAGTTCATTTAAATGGTCCAGATGCTCCGTTAGCTGCTGGTCCTGTTCCTGCTCCGAATGTTAGAGAAGCAGTTGAAGCACATTTTGCTGCTAAATCTACAGCAGGTACTCCACAAGCGGGGGGTAGTGATGTAGGTACAATACAAAATATTATGTGGTCGCCTTCGTCGGCAAATGTTCCACCTGGTGCTGCTAATTATGTTCCATCTAAACAACCATTCTTGAATGAAAATACAAATCCTTTAGGAATAAACTGGGACACTAAAGATATTAAAAAGTCTACAGGTCCTTGCGCTTTAGGAGATACTAAATTACAACACGTTACAGTTGACTCTTATCAAGATATTCCAAATACAAGAGGTGGTACATCTGGTGGACATATTGGATGGGCAAGTCTTAGATCCGGTAGAGGTGCTTTACATGATTATGGTACAGGATCTGTAGACAGTGTTCCAACAACTGAATATGGTACAAAGATAGTCATCGGCGATTGGAAGAATGATTCAGAGTTTATGAGTAAGGTACAACAATGTGCTGGAATATTAGGTATAACAAGAAACGAAATGTTAGCAATTATTAAATTAGAATCTAGTTTTAATCCTCATGTTAAAAATGCTAGCGGACATACAGGTCTAATTCAAATGGGAAATGCTGAAGCACAAAGCATAGGTACAAGCACAGGTGCTTTAAGACAAATGAGTAGAGGCCAGCAAATGGACTGGGTTATAAAATACTTTAAATCTAGAATGAAAGGCGGACCTCCTGGGGAAGTGGGTGGTGCTTATATGTTAGTTGCTTTACCTGCTTATGCGAATGCTCCTTTAACACAGCCAATAGCTACCTGTGAAAAAGGATCAAAACATTATAGTTGGTGGTTCCAAAATCCTGCTTGGAGAGATAAACAAATTCCAGGAAATCCAGTTACACGTAGAGGAATAGGTGATGCTGTTAGAAAGGTAGCTAAAGCAATTGATTCTGCTTTAGGTAATTCTAATAACACAGGTCCTCAAAATCAAACACCTCCTACTAATACATCACCGGGGGGAGGATCTTACGGAACGGGAACAAACCCGGGTACTAGAGCTTAAATAATAGAGAAAGAGTAGATAATGTCAGTAGTAGGATATGATAACCCGAGGATCGGACCGACGACAACTGAGGGGCAACAAAAAAAGTTAATTAACGGATCTAGAACCTACAAGGGTTTTAGTACGATAGATTCGGAGATTAACAATACTGCGTTATATGATCTTGCGTTAATCAAGCAGGATCTTATAAATCATTTTCATATCAAAAAAGGCGAAAAATTAGAAAATCCTAACTTTGGAACTATTATCTGGGAAGCTCTTTTTGAACCGTTAACAGAACAATTAAAGCAAGTTATTGTAAATGATGTGACAGAAATAGTAAATTCTGATCCTAGAACTAAGGTAGTTAAAACCATAGTTACACAAAAAGATCAAGCTCTACAAATAGAGATACAGATGATCTATTTGCCTTATAATATACAAGAAACTATGCAGTTCAAATTTGATCAGAAAAACGGCTTAGTTTAAACTACCCACTTTATTTCTAAAATAAATAAAGAAAACAAGGTAGTTAATAATGTCAACAACCGGTCGTCAGAACAATCTTTTCCTCGCAGAGGATTGGAGAAAGATATATCAAACCTATAAGAATGCTGATTTTGCCAGCTATGATTTCGAAAATCTACGCCGTGTAATGATCCAGTATCTTAGAGAAAAGTATCCAGAAGATTTCAATGATTATATTGAGTCTAGTGAATATCTTGCTTTAATCGATCTTCTTGCGTTTATGGGGCAAAGTCTATCTTTCCGTATGGATCTTAATGCTCGCGAAAACTTTTTAGAACTTGCTGAACGTCGTGAAAGTGTATTAAGATTAGCTCAACTTATTAGCTACAATCCATCTAGAACAGTTTGTGCTAGTGGTCTTCTTAAAATTGACACTATATCAACTACTGAAGAAATTTTAGATGCTAGCGGTGTAAATTTAGCAGCTCTTGAAATAGCATGGAATGATAATACTAACCCAAATTGGTATGATCAATTTATTAAAGTAATGAATGCTGTTATGATTCCTGAAAATGAATTTGGTACTCCTCAGAGTTTTGATACTGTTGGTAATATCTATTCAGAACAATACACACTTAATACAAACATTTCTGGACTACCTACTTTTCCATTCAGTAGATCAGTTGATGGTAAAACAGCATCTTTTGAAGCAGTTAGTACTATTATTAAAGATGGATCAATACAAGAAGATCCTCCAAGATACGGAAAAAGAATTAACCTACTTTATAGAAATGATTACAAAGGTAATGGAAGCACAAACACAGGATGGTTTATGCATTTTAGACAGGGTAATCTTATTGTTAATGATTTTCCTATTACAAATCCTACAACAAATACTATTGTTAATATCGAAGATATTAATATTAATGACGAAGATGTTTGGTTATATTCTTTAAACTCAAATAGAGTTGAACAAAACTTATGGTCTAGAGTACCATCGGTTACAGGTAATAATATTATCTATAACAGTGTTGATAAAACAATTAGAAATATCTATACAGTAGTAACAAGAACAAACGATGCTATTGCTTTACAATTCGGTGATGGAATATTTGGTAATCTTCCAAGGGGAAGTTTCCGTTGTTTTTATAGAACATCAAACGGTTTAACATACAGTTTAAGTCCTAAAGATGTTAGAGGTGTTAACTTAACAATTCCTTATCTATCTAAAAAAGGAACAAGTGAAGTATTAAAAATGTCATTGTCTTTAAAGACAACAGTAGCAAATGCTTCAGCTACAGAATCAAATGCTGAAGTTAAAAAGAATGCTCCGGCAACTTATTACACACAAAATAGAATGATTACAGGCGAAGATTATAATCTTGCTCCTCTTAATGTAAGTCAAACTATTGCTAAGGTAAAATCAATTAATAGAACTGCTAGTGGTATTAGTCGTAATTTTGATCTTATTGATGTCAGTGGAAAATATAGTTCAATTAATACATTTTGTACTGACGGAATTTTGTATAGAGAAAATGTTCAAAATAATTTTACATTTAAATTTAACTCTAGAACAGAAATTGAGGATGTTGTTAGAAATAAAATCGAACCTCTTATTTCCTCAACTATGATGAGAGATTTTTATTATGAAAATTATAATAAGATTACTCTCGCAGAAATTAATCCACAGTTTATTCAAGCAACATCGGCAACAAATCAAACTACAGGATATTTTGCTGACAAGACAGATAATTTACCTTATAAAGTTGGTGGATATACAGCAAGTAGTTTAAAGTATATTGAACCGGGAACATTAATAAGATTTAATGCCCCCATTATTAATAATATTCAATATTATTTTGAAAAGAATGGAAATGCGGTATCGTATCAATCATCAACTACAACTGATAGATTATGGGCAAAAGTAACTTCAGTAACAGGAGATGGAAGTGCTAATGGTAATGGCCTTTTAGATAGCGGCAAAGGTCCGTTAGTGTTTAACGAAATAATTCCTTCAGGATCAGTTCTTTATCAAATTATTCCTAAGTTTGTTACAGTATTACCGTCTGATACAATATCAGTTGTAATTGAATTAATTTTTAATTATAAAAGTTTTGGTTTAAGATATGATCTTGTAACTAGATCTTGGCAGATTGTTTATGACAGAAATTTAAATCTTAGTAATCCTTGGAGCCTAGGTAAGACTGGTGATAATACAGGTCAACGTTTAGATAGCAGTTGGATGATTGCTTTCGAAACAGACGGTAAGACATATAAAGTAACTTATAGAGGATTAGAATATTATTTTGAATCAATTAAAGAAAATAGATTTTTCTTTGACGGTAGTAAGAAGATTTACGATATTACTACAGGAAAATTAAAGAAAGATAATGTTACTGTTTTAGAATTTAATACGCAACCTAATTCAAGTTTAACTTTAGGTAGGGATTTTCCTTTTGAAATTATCGGCACTACAGCAGAGGAAGATGGGTATTCAAGTAGTAGAACTATTAAATTAACATTTTCAGATTCAGACGATGATGGTATTGTAGATAATCCAGATGCCTTTAATATTATAGTTGATTCTAGTTCTAGTAATGCTAATCGATTTGTATTCTTTGAAAAATATGTAACAGATGCGTATGTTGAAGATTATAGATATGTAGAAAATACAGGAGGTAAGTTTATTATTCTTCCTTCGGAAGCTGATGTTACAGGATTGTCATCTTATAGTGATGGTCAATTGTTTTATTTTTATAATTCAGATTTAGTTAAAAAGTTTGACAAAGCATCAGCAAAATTACTAATAACAACTGATTATTATGCTAACATTGGCAGAAAAGGATTAAAATTTCATTACTTACATAATGCTGATTCTAGCTATAGAATTGATCCAAGTGCCAGTAATATAATGGATACATATATATTAACTAAGAATTATGATAAGCAATTCCGTACTTGGTTAAAAAATGGTTTAGATGAGGAACCGTTGCCTTTAAGTTCAACAGATCTTAAAATAACTTATGGTGCTGGACTTGATTTAATTAAAAGTATAAGCGATGAAATAATATTTCATCCAGTAAAATATAAAGTATTATTTGGCGATAAGGCAAATGCTAGATTGCAAGCATCATTTAAAGTTGTAAAAAATAAAGAACAAGTTATTACAGATAATGACGTTAAGGCACGTATTATACAGGCTATTAATGAATTTTTCAGTATTGACAATTGGGAATTTGGTGATACATTCTACTTTACAGAATTGTCAACATATGTTATGAATCAACTTACTCCGTATATCACTACATTCTTGATTGTTCCTACAAATAGCGATCAAGTATATGGAAGTTTACAGCAAATAATATCTGCGCCTAACGAGATATTCATTAGCGGAGCAACAGTTGGCGATATTGAAATAATTGATGCTATTACAGCAACTAAAATTAAAGCACAGGGATATATTATTACATCCTCAACCTTTGATGTCAATACAACTAATTTAAGAAGCACTACAAGCACTAACACAAATTAATTGGAGCATACAGATAAATGTCCTCACTTGATAATAATGAATTTCCAGTTCCGGCTACCCCAGATGATCAAGCAAAAAGAAGAACTGCTAGACATTTACCATCTTTTTTTAGATCAAATTCTAATAAAAAGTTTCTTGGTGGAACAATGGATGTTCTTACACAACCAGGAACATTAACAAGAATTGGATCATATGTTGGTCGCAGAGATATTCCAAATTATAACTTTGATGACAACTATGTACAAGAAACATCAACTCCGAGGCAATATTATCAATTAGAACCATCATTTGTTAATCAAGATCCTGTTGATGAAAGTGTAAAATGGTATGCTGATTATATCGATTACATTAATAGTTTAAAATATTTCGGTGCCAATGTTTCTAATCATAGTAAGCTCAATAAACAAGAAGCATATACTTGGGAACCACATATTGATTGGGATAAGTTTGTAAACTATCGTGATTATTATTGGTTACCTAATGGACCTGATGATGTTACAATTTTTGGTGAATTAGAAAAACAAGTATCTACATTCACAGTTACAGCAGAAGATCAAGGTGACAATATTGCTTATATTTTTACCCCAGATGGTTTAACTGCTAATCCTCGTCTTACACTTTATAGAGGTTTAACATATCGTTTTGAAATTAACACTCCTAATAAACCGTTCTCTATTAAAACAAGAGTACAAGAAGGCGATTCTTATTTCTACGATGTAGGTGTTAGTGCTAGAAAAGTAGACAACGGCGTTGTTACATTTACAGTTGCTTATGAAGCACCTGATCTTCTTTATTATATGGACAATAATGATGAAGAAACTGCCGGAATGATTGACATTAAAGATCTCAATGAAGCAAGAAGTCTTAATGTAGATGAAGAAATTATCGGCAAGAAAAATTTTACAAGTGCGTTCGGTATTGAATTTGTTAATGGACTTAAATTAAAGTTTTCCGGACAAGTAACTCCTAAAAAATATCTCAACGATCATTGGTATGTTGAAGGGGTTGGTGACCGTATTAAGTTAATCAATGAACGCGACCTTGAAGCTCCAGCAACATTTGAAAAAAGTGTTGAAGTACCATTTGATGATCAACCATTTGATAGTCTTCCTTGGGATAATTCTGACAATTATCCAGCGACTAAAGACTACATTGTAATGAATAGATCTTCACGTGATAGAAATAATTGGGCTAGAGCAAATAGATGGTTCCATAAAAGTGTTATTGAAGCCTCTGCCTTAGCAAATAACCCAAGTATTCCAGCAGTATTTGATCAAACAACAAGAGCACTTCGTCCTATTATTGAATTTGCTCCTAATCTTAAATTATATAATCATGGTTGGATCTTTAAACAAGATGTTGATCTTGTAGATACAACTACTACAGATGTATTTTCTATTATAGAAGGAAGTACAGGTTATCTTGTAGACGGTGAACCATTACTTCCAGGTTATAGAGTATTGTTTACAGGTGACCCTGATATTCTAGTTAAAGGAAAAATATTTGAAGTAAAACAAATTACAAATGTTAATGTTAATGCTAACGAACAAATTACCATTGTTTCAACACAAGCTTCGAATAATACTTTTGTTGTTCCTAGCACTAATACACTTAAAGTTGGAATGTCAGTTCAATTCATAGGAACAGTAGTTGGAGGAGTATCATCTGGTGTAACTTATTATATTAGTTCTCAAAACTTTACACCAACAACATTTTCAGTTACAACCAGTCCTTCATCGTCAATATTAGTTCAATTAGTTAATTCGGCTGTATTAACTATGAAAGTAAGTAGTATTGGTCCTGGGTCTACACAGAGAAAGAAACAGTTAACTTTACAAGAAGTTACTGATTCCGATCCTTATGAAGGTCAAAGCGTTTACATAACAAAAGGTAAAACATATAAAGGTGCTTCGGTATATTATCAAAATGGTGAATGGAAAGTATCTCAGAAAAAGATTAAAGTTAATCAGCCGCCATTATTTGATTTATTTGACGAAGATTTAGTAAGCTATTCTGATACTACAAAATATCCTTATAATACCTTTACTGGCAATAGAATATTTGGTTATAAAGTTGGTACAGGTACTAATGATTCTGAATTAGGATTTCCTATTATCTATCGTAATATCACTAACATTGGTGATATTGAATTTGAATTTGATTTAGAAAATATATCTTGGTCATACAAGAGCAGTAATACAGTTTTGAATACTGTAGATTCGCATGGAGCGTT